GAATCATCATTCAAAAAGATATGGTTAATCGGAGAAGAAAATGATTATATTTCACGACAAAGATGGAAACAGGCTCGCAATGACCGAGGCAGAAGCTCTTGCGCTAGGCTACACATATGAACATATATGGAAAAGAGTAAACCCTAATCGGACTTCTTTGAACGCAAATGAACTGATTGAATTTCAAGGAAATAAAGCCTCTGAAGCTAGGGCTAATGGTTTTTCTGGCGAAAGATTTATGCAGACAGCCACCATGCTACGCCAGCAACAAGCTGAGATAAAAAGATTAGAAGAACAACTAAGCATAGCCTATGAAGAAAATGACAATTATTGGATTGAAAAAGGAAAATAAAATGAGTGATGAACAATTAGAAAAAGCGGCAAGAAAGTATTGTGTACTAATGGATATTAATCCTGATTCAATAGTACAATCTACAGATGCTTATGCTTTTGGATTTGATAATGGTCTTATTCCTTTTTGGAAACTTCAATCACTAAGAATTAAAAAAGAATGGGCTACACAACAAGCATTATTGGAAATATTGAATACTTATACTTAGTATATTGTTGTATATCTATCGCCATTGATGCTTTTTAATAACTTGCTCCGATTCATAATCGGTATGGCAAAAGGCATTACAAAATAACCCTTTAACAATATTGTCATTGCAATATAAACAACGCCCAGTAAAAGAATGATTTTTGGGTTTAGAACGAGCAATTTGAATAGCTAAATCCCGATCCCGTTCTTCATTGTCTGAAGCCATATCGTAAATATCGGTCATACCAGCCCATCAAATAATTTTTCTTCAGCTTGTCTACGCCTAAGTAGTCCAGCCATGTGACGACCAGCCGCCATATCCCATTTTTCAAATTCTAATGCCGCACCTTTCATATCGCCAGCATTAATTTTTTTTAATAGGGTAGAACCAGCAAAGTTTCCTGCTCCAACATTAAAAACAAAGTCTACAAGGGCATCAAATTCATCTTGAGTTATGTCTGTATGTATTTTATTAGCTACTGTCATTTCTGATTTTTGAACATCTTGCATTAATAATTCTTCAGCTTGTTCTTGAGTTATGGTCATATTGGGATGAACATCAGAACCAGTATGCCCATAACCAACAGTCCAAGGGCTACCACCAGTTCCCGGATCAGGATAAGAAGTAAGTCTGCATCCTTCAAAACTTTCTGTAAGATGAAGCCCATTTTTAGAATAAATCATTTAGCTACCGCATCATATTGAGCATAGCAAGCTTCTAATCCAGTTCTTATTTGGTCTGCTCTGGAAGCTTCCCTAATAAGAAATTCTGCATCCTCGGCAGAAAGGGCTGTCCCAGTTCCATTTTGTCCATTACTGGAGCTTTGGCTACGATTGGGTCTGTTCCGCAAGCTGATAAGAGCATCAGCAAGCTGGGAATTAATATTAGCAATTTGAGCATCTTTAGCCTTCCTTATTTTGTCAGTATCTTCTTGGCTTTGAACTTCTTTATCATGGACAGCTTTAGCTTGAGCTACTTTATAAGCATCCAATTTATAAGATTCATATTTTCCATAACCAATGCCACCCATTGCTAAAACAGCAAGACCAATCATTATGTAACTATTTATGGATAATGGAAACATTATTGAATAGGCTTTGATGTCACAAAGCGAAGTACAGCAACGATAATGCCAATAGCAATAAAGCTAATGCCATAATATTTTGGATCAATAATGTTTTGGACATAAGAAAAATTATCTGCCAAAGAACCAAAGATTACCAATGCTAAAGAAAACCACATTGTCTTTGATTTGTGCATTGCTTTCATTTTTTGAGTTTTTTGTTAGTTATTGTTTTTTTAGTAACAAGTTTGTTAGATGTTGTTGGTTTTTTAACAGTTCTAGTAGTTGCTTTTTTAACTGTTGGTTTCTTTTTAGGAGCAGGAAAATTTAAAACAGAAACAGTTTCAGGCTTTTTTCTAAGCAATGCACAAAGTTTTGAAAACATTATTTATCTGCCTTCCTATCTAATTTGTCATCTATTTTGTCTAATTTAGCAAAAATAGCCGCCGCAATTTTGTCAAAATCTGTTTTAGACATATAATTTCCAGCAATTAATATCTCAATTGAAGCAACTTTTTCAATCAAAATTTTATCTGCTAATTGCAATTCTTTAACAGCTTCCCAAATAACTTTTAATACCCAGCCACCTAAAAAGCCTGTTACAGCCAACGCAATATTAAACACAGTTTGGTCAAACATAAAAAGCCTTTTTATAAATAATTTTTAACAATCTCTGGTTTTACAAAACTATTAGGATTATGTTCTGTTGCTTCCCACCAAAGAAACTGATTTTTTGATAGATTATCACGATTTTCAAGTAAATTGGTGTTTTCTGGATGTCCAAATATTAAAGGGTCTGATACTGACCAAAGAACAATGCCCGATTTTTTTTCATCCCAAGCTAAATGCTGAAAAAAGCTGTCTACGCCAATCCAGATTCGACATTCTTGAATTAACTTTCTAAGTTCTGGGATTGGCAAATTTTTACGAAAATCAGGCACTAATTGTTCTTCCCCTTCTACGCCTATTTGAATAATAGGTTCATTAATCATGGAAATTAATTGTTTCCAATAAGGATAGTTTTTAGGGTTAGTTTTGCCATTTCTTAATGTTTTGGCAAAAGGATGAATGATTATCATAAATATAGTTTTCTATAAGCATTTTCTAATGTATCAGTCCATTTCCATTGATCCATCTTGCCATAGATATTCCATTGATCTATGCTACCAAAAAGGTGTTGAGCTTCAGCTATAGAACGACCTTCAACAATTTCTGGATAACAAGTAAAAACAATAGGCTTATTAATTTCAGGCAATATATGACTGAACACAATGTGATCCCCAAGACCAGCATTAAGTACCACAATAGTGTTCCCAGAATAGCTAATGAAGTTTCTGAAAATTTGTTCGTCATGGTCATACATTTCTTTCTTTGTTTCAGCACGAATACCCCCTTGAGGGTTTTTCATGTGCCAAGAAACAGCATTAGGTACAACCCATACTTTATAACCTTTTTGGTGTAAACCATAGGTAAATAGCGTTTCTTCTCTGTGCGCTACTCTAGAAAGCCCTGTATTAAAGTCATAAACTCCTGCCCGATATAAAAAAGAACAATGTAAATGTTCTACTTCCCTAATGCCATCAATAAAATTCCATTGAATATTAGGCTCAGAATCAATGTCTTTAATAAGCCCAGTAGATTTAGATGTGTTTTGTAATGGTGGAGTAAGAATTGCACCACCTACAGCCCCAACATTGGGAAACTGTGTAGCATGGCTATACAAGCTTTGCAAAACTGTGGCTTCAGGAACGCAATCATCATCTACACGCCAAACCCAATCAAAATCCATACGATTAGCCATTTGATGAATGTGATGTTGTCCTTTTTTTTCAGCAAATAACCACTCCCATTCAATACCTTTAATAGCCATTATTTGAAAGAAATGCTGATAAATCATTTCTTTTCGCATATCTTGGGGTTCATCATTGTCGTCAAAAATAACAATTTTGTTAGGTAGCCAAGTTTGATTAATAACAGCTTCTAAAACTAAAGGAAGCGTTGTGTGATAACGCCCCCTAGTTGCTATTGAGCATAGTATTTTAGGCATTATCCCACCTACAAATCATTAAGTTACTTGGGTTTTCAGGTGTAACTTCTTGCATTACATCTGATATTTCACCATTATGGTTAATGTAATTAAAATGAAAACCAGAAAAATTACTTTCATTTAAACCATGCAATTTATGGTGTTCACCCCAAAAGCCTTTAGGCTCATTATGGGGAACTGTAATTAAAAGCCGTTTGCAATGTCGTTTAAGCATTTCAACAATCTCTAACCCATTGTCTAAATGCTCAATTACTTCAAAAGCAATAATGGTGTCGTAGTGGTCAATTCCAATTTTATTAATATCAACATTAACAAATTCGCAATTAGCTCGCCATTCTTGTTCTTTAGCAATTTGAATAATAATTGGATCGTAATCTATACCCATATAAGTATAGTTATCAGGTAAAAATTGACATCCATACCCAGTAGAACAACCAATCTCTAATATAGATGTACCTCTTAAATTTTGCCTAGCCCAGTTATATCTTTGAGTTTCTCTAGGAAATACTGGATCACCTTTAAGAAATACTGCTCTTTCATAGCTATTTGATAACAAATATCTATAGTGTTCTGGGTTATATTTTTTAGCCAATTTTAATTCATTCTTATAAAACTTTTGTTTCCAATCTTGCACCAAACTGTTGTCATGGACTGTTCCTTCAGCTACATGATATATAGGAAAATCGCCTTTAAAGCCAACATCTACAAGGCTAAAACCATTTTGATCTGCTCTAAAGCAAAAGTCTATATCCTCACATCCACCAGTTTCAAAGCTTTCATCTAATAAACCAATGGTGTCAAACACTTTTTTATCAATCATTGTGCAAAAGAAAACACCAAACTTTTGTTGTGTAATTTTAGAATGTAGGGTTAATACTGAAGATATGTCAGCATGAAAATCATCTAACCTATTTAACCATTGATTTTTTGGTTGTTCTAACAACAAAGTATCATTGTTAAGCAATACTATTTTTTTAGTGTTTTGTCTTAAAGATTGCTCTATTCCATCGTTGCAAGCTTTTGCAAAACCTAATGGTTTTTCATTCCAAATAACAGTTATATTTGGAAAAACTGTTAATAAATAGTCTGTATAAGCTTTTGTGTTATCAGTACATCCATTAGCAGAAATGACCAACTCTATGTCAGTCATCTCTGTGTATTTGATTATTGAATCAATACATGGTTTTAGATATTTCTCACAATTATTGTAAGTCGGTATCACTACCGAATATTTTGGGGATTGCATCACTAATCCTTATATTAATTAAGTTTTGATTTTATTTCATCTACTTGGTCAGCCAATTCTTTAATAGCTTCAATAATCAAAGCAGAAAGCCTTTCATATCTAACTGTCCAATATTGCTCATCAATTGGTGCTGGTACAACAATTTCAGATAATACTGCTTGAACTTGTTGAGCAGATACACCAACCTCACGCTTAACATCATAACCTAAAGCTTGAGCAACCTCATTGGCTTCATAATAAAAACCATTTAAAGTACGCAATTTTTCAAGAGCATTTTCAATATTACCAAGTTTTGTTTTTAAACGATCATCAGAGTAATAAGCGGTCACATTGTTTGTGGCACGAATTTCACCTGTTGTTCCAGAAGCCGCAGTACCAACTCCTAAACTGTTAGCTTGAGCATTAGAACCAGTAGTAATTGCTCCAGAGTATCCTGAGTAACCGCTTGTACCTGTTGCTCCTGTACCACCTGTTGCTCCGCTATATCCAGAAGTTCCAGTAGCACCATTTTGTCCTGAATAGCCAGATGTGCCTGTTGCTCCTGTAGCACCAGTAGATCCTGTTGCTCCTGTTGCGCCAGTAGCACCTGAGTAACCACTATAGCCTGAAGTTCCTTGACCACCATTTGTGCCGTTAGTACCTGAGTATCCAGAATAACCAGATGTACCTGTTGAACCATTAGTCCCATTAGTTCCGCTATATCCAGAAAAACCGCTAGTTCCTGTTGAACCATTAGTGCCTGAATAACCACTAAAACCGCTTGTACCTGTTGAACCATTAGTGCCATTAGTACCGCTATAGCCTGATATTCCAGAAAATCCGCTAATGCCAGAAAAACCTGATGTACCTGTTGCTCCTACAGCACCAGAATAACCAGAGAATCCACTTGTACCAGTTGCACCATTGATTCCTGAGTAACCAGAAAATCCGCTAGTTCCAGTAGCACCATTTTGACCAGAATATCCTGAAAAACCTGATGTTCCAGTAGCACCATTGATACCAGAGTAACCACTAAAACCAGAAGTTCCAGTAGCACCATTAGTACCTGAATAGCCAGAAAATCCACTAATTCCACTAAATCCAGAGTAGCCTGAAATTCCAGAAGCTCCGTTTGTTCCGTTAGTTCCACTTATTCCAGAGTAACCAGAAAATCCAGATGTACCATTAGTTCCGTTTGTACCAGAGTAACCAGAAAAACCACTTGTACCT